GTGTCTTGCACCAGATATGCTGTTCGTTCCCTCTGTATTCAAAAACTGCGCCGTGCGCGTGCGTCGCGTCGCTGCGCGCCCGCGCGCTGGAGGAGGCGACGCCGCCGCACTTGACGTACTGGATCGCGCGGACGCTGGAGGGGGGGTCGTCCGAAGATGGGTATCCGCAGTGATGGGAGGAATCCGATATGGCAGCGGACGATAGAGAGACCGAGATTCACACGATCGGCGGCGACGAGCCGACAACCGATCACGCCGTGGTTTCTATACCGAGAACTAGCCGCTTTATTCTGCTGCTGGACGTATCTGCGGCGCAGGCGCTCGCTGAATCGATACGGCAAGCGTACAAGTCCATGCCAGCCGGCGCGCGGGTCCGCGTCGAAGTCGGCGAGGTTGAGGGCGCCGGCTTCGGCTGGCGCGTAGACGTAGTTGACGTCGATGCAGCCTAGCCTGACCGATGCGATCGCGCGCGCGATCGCCGCCGAGTTGCAGCGCCGCCGGTCGCAGATCGACGGGAACGACTACCTGAGCAGCGTCGCGATCACCGTGCACCTGCAGGCCGGCCCGGCGCCGATCCGGTCGATCACCTACGAGGACCGGCAGGCGATCGCGCGCGCGTCATCCGGGCAGTTCGCGCGGGTCGGCTAGGGAATGCGATGCTTGAAACGGTCTGGTCTATCTCGTGGCGCTACGATCCGACTGTTGCGAAAAATGGCTGATCGGCATTATTCGCGGGTAAAAAGAGGCTTTACTTTTTGCGCCGGCCGGGCTTAGGATACTAGCAACCATTCGGAATTTTGGCTCTGCGGTCGAGCCCATTAGAAGCCGCGAACCTCTCGGAGACACATGGTCTCTGGGACGTTCGCGGCTTTTGCTTTTTCGGTTGGTTGAAAAAGATGGCAATTCCACAGCTATCCGACGAGCAGGCGCACCTGGCGCACATCGGTCTTAAGCCCGGCGAGCGCGCGGTCTTCATCAAGCAGTTCGCTGGCGATGTCGAGGTGGCTGAGGATCGCCGCGTCCGGTTCACCATCACGACATCGACCCCGGACCGCGAGCGCGACGTCGTCGCGACGGCTGGGATCGAGACCGGCGCGTTCGAGCTGAACCCCGTCGTGCAGTGGGCGCATGACTACAAGACACCACCGATCGGTCGCTGTCTCAGCCTGGAGCGCACAGGCGACAAGATCGTCGCGACGGTCGAGTTCGCGAGCGCGGAGCTGAACCCGTTCGCTGACCAGATCTACCGCATGGTCAAGGCCGGGTTCATCAAGGCGACATCGATCGGCTTCCGCCCGCTGGAGTGGGTCTACAACGAGGCGCGCAAGGGCGTAGACTTCCTGAAGATTGAGCTGATGGAGTTCAGCCTCTGCCCGATCCCGGCGAACGCCGAGGCGCTCGTCGCGCTGCGCGCGTCCGGAGTCGAGCTGGCCGTCCTGAAGGCGTGGGCCGAGCAGACGCTCGCTGCGCTCGACGTTAAGCCTGCGCCGCCGCCGCGAACTACCGGCGATCAGATCCAGCGTAATGCGATTGCGGTCGCGCCAGTTGAGTATGTCCGTTGGAACTGCGCGCTCTCAAAGGCGTTCGACGTGGCGGCGCAGGAGTTCCCGGCGCGTTCGATCGAGCAGGATCTCGCGGCGAAGTACTGCGGCTGCGCGGTAAAGGATCTCTACCACCGCCAGGGGCCGGTCTACTCGACGCGTCTCGGCGCGTTTCTCGCGGCGCTCGATGAGGTGCTCGCTGCGACGAAGCAGGATGACCTGCGGAACATCGGCGCGGACGGCCGTGAGGCGCCGCCGCTCTACGAGCGCATCCAGCTCAACTCGACGCGCGCGGAGGAGTTTCTCGTCGACGGCCTGCGCTTCCTGCAGTTGGGTAGCGTCAAGCTCGCGCTGCGTGTCGAGCCGTGCTGGTACGGCCTGCAGGTGACGGTCTACGTCGAGCGCAAGCACGCTGATGCGGGCCGCGCGATCCTAGACCGGACGCTGGCCCGCGCGCGGGAGATGAACTTCCTCGTCGGTGAGGCGTTCTCGCTCTCCGGCGAGTTCCTGACGCGCAGCGCGGAGTCGCTTGATGACGTGTTCCTTTCGGAGAAGAACCAGGCGATCAGCAAGCGCCTGCTCTCGCTGATCGAGGCGCACGGCGCGACGATCGAGAACCGCGGCGTGATCATGCTCGGCCCGCCCGGGAACGGCAAGACGCTGCTCGGCCGGATCCTGATGAACCAGACGCGCACGACGTTCGTCTGGTGCTCGGCGCGCGACTTCTACTACAGCGGCGGGTTTCGCGGTCTCTCCGAGGCGTTCGAGATCGGCCGCGAGAGCGCCGCCGCTGGGACGCCCGCGATCCTCTTCATCGAGGACGTCGACAACTACCTGTCCGGCGAGACGACCGACCTGATGAAGACGGAGATGGATGGTATCGCGCAGTCGCGCGGCGTCATCACGATCCTGACGACGAACTACCCGGAGCTGCTGCCGAAAGCGCTGATTGATCGGCCGGGCCGGTTCCACGACATACTGCGGTTCGACCTGCCGGACGTCGCTGCGCGGACGCAGATGCTCGCGCGCTGGCTGCCGGATCTCGCCGGCCAGCCGCTCGCGAACGCGGTCAAGGCGCTCTACGGCTACAGCGGTGCGCACGTGCGCGAGTTCACGCGCTTTACGATGATCGTCCGCGATCAGGACGGCGTCGCTGTCGATGTTGCGGCGATGACGGCGCTGGAGAAGCTCCAGGAGCAGCGCGACCTGATCACGGCCGTGCAGGCGCAGGGCTCGCGCTACCGCGCGCTAGAGGCGATCCGTGCGAAGCTCGCCGCGGCGCCGGATCTCGCGGCGGCCCACTACGCGCTCGCGGCGTTCGGGCCGTTCCTGCGGGACGGCGTCGGCTGGAAGGCGTTCGTGAAGGCGCGCGACCGCGCGATCCGGAAGGCCGGCGAGACGCTCTCAGACGCGGCGCTCGCGGACCTGCTCGCCGACTACGGGTTCGAGCCTGAGGCGGCCGCGCTCCGCAAGTCGACGTGCCCGGTCTGTAACGGCGTCGGCCTGCTGCCTGAGTCCTATATGGGTGATCCCAATGGGCAGAAGCCGTGCCCGAGCTGCCCGGCCGGCGACGCGGAGCGCCAGCGGCAGGAGGCAGCAAAAGCGCCGGACGTGATGGAGCCCGACACTGACGGGAAGTGCCCGGACGGGATGGATATGGGCGAAGACGGCATGTGCCACATGCGTAAGTCTGAACTCATGGCGCAGTTCAAGTCTGGCCGTGTGCTGAGCAAATCGAACGAGACGAGGGTGCGTAACGCGCGCGACGCGGCGGCTGTGATCGCTGAGCAACTCGACGCTGTGATCCAGTCAGTCGCGCGTGATCTGGATGCGGACGATGACGCGCCGGTCGCGCTAGCGCGCATGGATGATGATGTCGTGCTACGGATCGCGCTGGACGAGGAGCCAGCCTTTGCCGTCGATGATGGGATGGTGGCCGACGCGATCCGCGCGGCCATGTCGGAGATCGTGCAGCGTGAGATGCGCGTGGCTCTCAACGAGGCGCGCGGGCGGATCGACTAGCCGGTTCTTCTGGAAGGGGAGACAGTCATGGGACAGCAGGATATGACGCGGCCTCAGTTGGCTGAGTTCGTGTCGGGTCAGATCCGGGACATTCTCGGCAAGGAAATGTCCGAGCTGATCCGGAAGAACATCGAGGAGTCCGTCGCGCCGCTCAAGCAGCAGGTGACGGACTGGGGCAGCCGGATCGTAGATCGGCCACAGAAGCGCCAGCGCGTACTCGGCCCGCGCCGGTTCGGCTCGGACCCGGTCGATGATGAGATGGGTCTTGACGTCGCCAGGTGCATCCGCGCGACGGCGGCGGCGAAGTTCCTCGGCGAGTCGCCTGACTACGCCGTGCACATGCTGCGGAAGTGGGGCAATCCGGAGCTGGCCGAGCAGTGGCAGGCGGCCCGCGCGAAGGCTATGACGGCCGGCGACGCGACGGCCGGCGGGTTCCTCGTGCCGGAGCAGTTCTCGACGGACCTGATCGATGTTCTGCGCTCCGCGACCGTTATTCGCCGGCTCGGCGCGCCGACGCTGCCGCTACCGGTCGGTACGATCAAGCTGCCGAAGATCACGGCTGGATCGACGGCCAGCTACGTCGGCGAGTCGACGAACGCGCCGAAGTCGCAGCTCTCGACCGGACAGGTGACGCTTACGTTCAAAAAGCTGATGGCGCTCGTGCCGGTCTCGAACGACCTGTTGCGCTATAGCTCACCTGGCGCGGACATGATCGTGCGGAACGATCTCGTGCGCTCGGTCTCGACGAAAGAGGATGCAACGTTCATCCGCGCCGACGGTACTGACTCCACGCCGAAGGGGCTGCGCTACTGGGCGCCGGCCGCGAACATCCTGACGGCGAACGGCACGGTGTCGCTGCAGAACACGGCGACCGATCTCGGCAAGCTGATGCAGCAGCTCATGGGCGCCGACATCCCGATGACGAAGCCGTGCTGGATCATGGCGCCGCGCATCTACAACTACCTCGTCACGCTGATCACGACCGTCGGCAACTTCATCTACAAGGACGAGATGGCCGGCGGCACGCTCTGGGGCTACCCATTCGGCGTGACGACCGGCGTGCCGACGAATCTCGACTTCACTGGCGCGGGGACGAACGACGAGTCGGAGATCTATCTCGTTGACATCGCGCAGTCGATCATCGGCGAGGCACAGAACCTAATGGTGGACGCGTCGCAGGAGGCCGCCTACCACGACGGGTCGAGCGTGCAGTCGGCGTGGTCGCGCGACGAGACGACAGTGCGCGTCATCGCGGAGCATGACTTCGTGATGCGCTACGACGGCGCGGTGGCCCTGCTGGCTGGCGTCGACTGGGCGCCGGGCAGCGTGTAAGCGTCCGGGTGACAGGCAACACAGAGGGAGAACAGACATGATCACGCGAGACGTAGCACAGCTCAGGACGGTCGTGGCGTTCGAGCAGGCCGTAACCCTCATCACGTCAACCAATGACGGGGCCGAGGGATCGCGACCGACCCAGATCCACAACTCCTACACGGTCTTTGACGCGTCCTGCGGCGGGATGAGCAGCGACTCGACCGCCAATCTCGTCGCCGGGCTTATCATTGACCGGCTCGGGCTCGGGCGCGGCTACAACAGCGTCCTGGTCTCGGCGCGCGGCAACCTGGACATCGGCACGACGACGAAGGACGCGGCCTTCGGCGCGATCAGCGCGGCGCTCTACCACAGCTCGACGACCTGCGCGGATGACTTCGACCGCTTCTCGACGGGGCAGGAGAAGTCGCGCGGGATCGCCTTCGTGCTGAACGCGACGTCGACGCTGGCGAGCGGCTACATGGCGACGACGACCGCTGCCGGCACCTGGGGGACGTTCTCGGCGACGGCGACCGGGCAGGCGCGTGCCGAGTATGACGCGCACTACTCGCTCGGCGGGGCCGGCCGCTATCTCCGGGCCTACCTGCTGGCCGAGGCGTACGCGTCGTCGTCCGGCGGCTCGGCGTTCGTGAACGCGGGCGTCGACCTGATCTTCGGCGAGCCCGACGAGGCGCCACGCCGGACGACGTCGACGGGAAGTCTGTACAAGACATAGCGGAGGGGCCATGGCGCGCATTCGGGTGGAGGTCGTCGGGCGGCCGCTCTCGCTGAAGGCGACCTATGCCGTCGGCGAGCGGCTGTTTCTCGACACGGACGAGCCGCGACACCGCGAGGTGCTGGAGCGCGGGTGGGCGCGGCGCCTGCCCGACGCGCCAGGGAAGGCCGTTGAGGCGCCGCCGGCCGATCGCATGGTGGCGTCGGCGCCGAACAAGGCGGTCCAGAGGAAGGAGACGGCGAAGGCATGAGCAGCCACCTGACGGACGCGGTCGTGCCGGCCGGCGTGACGGGCGTCGATCCGGCGCACCCGCTCGGGCAGCCGATGCGGATTCTTGACGCCGAGCGTGGGATCATCGAGCGCGCCCGGCCGAAGGTCGCGTTCGTCGGCTACGCGTCCAGTTCGCGCGACGCGGCGCCGTATGACGATCCGGACTATGACATCGTCGGCCTCAATCAGCTATACAGATTCATCCCGCGCGCGAACGCGTGGTGCGACATCCACGCGAACTGGGAGGAGGACAACGTCGAGGGCACGGACCACCGCGGGTGGCTCGCGAAGTGCGGCATCCCGATCCTGATGGCCGAGCCCGATCCGGGCCTGCCGACGGCCGTGCGCTACCCGCTCCAGGCCGTGATGGAAGATGCGTTCAGGCATATCTGGCGCGGGAATGAAAATGTTAGGCTGGCGGCTTCCACGTTCGATTTCATGCTGGCCCTGGCGATCCACGAGCGGGTAGACCGGGTGGAGATTTACGGATTCGAGATGGGGACCGGCACGGAATTCCAGTACCAGCACGCCACTGCCATGTTGTTGATTGGGCTGGCAGGCGGGCGCGGGATCGACGTGTGGACGCCCGAAACGAGCGGGCTGATCCCGCGCATGAAACTGTACGGGGACGAGGGAGCGCAAATGATCACGAGGCAAACGCTGGAAGCGTATAAATGCCAGGCTG